GCTGGCATTAGATAGCTATGCTGCTAAACAGCAAGCCCTTTCCAGTTTTCTGATAAGTGTATTGAATGTCAGTAATGGTTTCGGCTAGATCTTCAGCTGCTATTACTGAGCCTTCTACTGTTACATTTATTGTTACCGGGTTTCCTTCAGAATCTAAACCTAATCTGGCAAAAAGCGCAGCCAATTCAGCATCTCTAATTGCATTTTCTGCTTCTTGCAACGCTAATTCAGATTCAATTAGGGCTGCTTCAGCTTCAGATTCTGCTAATAAAGCGGCTGCATCTGATTCAGCCAAATCTGCTTTTACACCTTCCTCTATAGCATGTTCTAAAGTTCCTGGTACAAATGGATTAACAAACTTATCAAGCGGCCTTGCACCATTTATGTAAACATTTGTGGCAGTTACATCCATGCGCTCAAGTTTGGTAACTGTCATTTTGTCTTGATCTAGTTTTAATCCTTTTTCAGCAAATAGGGTTTCAATAGGTATTTTAATGTTAAGTGTCTTAAGTAATTCCTTAATGCGTGTAATGGTGGCAGGCCAATCAGCAAATGGATCTCCAACCATTTCATCTAAGCTATCTAGCAACAAAGCCAACTCAGCAGCCGCAGCCTCAGCTTTGATTAATTGACCTTCAAGAATAATGGCTCGCTTTACATCCTCATCAAGAATGGCCTGCATTAGTTCTAGGCGTAGGCGTTCTACATCATTAATCTGACCGCCTAAAGCCGCAGCAATCTGTATACGATCCATTTCAAATCGCTTATTAATTTCAGCTAGTATGCCTTCTTCTTGTTTCTGTTTTTTGGCAGCAGCGGCCATGGCTTTTTGTTGTTTAGTTTGTTGCTTTAACAATGCCAAGATTTCTTTTTGGCGTTTTAGGGCTGCTTGTTCTGCTCGCCTTGCTTCATCAATCTGTGCCTTTTGTGTATCTTGGCTAGATTTGCTAACAGATATGTTGCCCATACCTTGAAAGCCTTTGATTTGTTTTAACAGGTTAGCGGCATTGGAAGGTGAAAAGAAGGAAATACGATTTTCAATAGCTCCAAATATATTGCCTAAAACACCTGCACCAGGTATCTTGCCTAATTCTCTAATCAAATATGCTGTTGCCGTAATATTATTGGCAATAGCATCTCCAAAACCTTTCATTTTCTTTGTAGCAGTTTCAATGGAATTATCGGCTGATAACAACTCAAGTGCAGTTATTAAAGACACGCCAATTGTTTCTGTTGCCTTGGAAGCTGCAACATTGAGCAAGTTCATCTTGCCTTCAAAACCTTCAACTGAAGCTGCGCCTTGGCCTGCAAACTGCTGAGATAGGATTGTTACAACTTTATTGAAATCCATTGCCTTAAGTTCGGCATCTGTGTAAGCTAAGTTTAAAGATTTCAAACCTTTTGTATTGCCTAAAAATGCTTTAGTCAAAATGTCAACAACGGAATTAATGTCTTTACCTGAGCCAGCAGACACGTCAAAAGCAAGTCCAAGCAACTCTTGGGAACGGCGAACTGATCCTGTTATTTGTGCTAACTGAGCAAATGCAGGTCTTAACTCATCATCTAAAATGCCTGTTTGTTCTTGTAATCTTTGTATAAATTGTTCAACATCTACTTTAGCGTAAGCCAAGCCGACATTGTTAAGTGATACAGCTAAAAGTCTTTGCGATTTGATGTCTGCATTTGCAGCAGATATTGCTTTCTTACTATAAGCAGTTATAGCGGCAGCACTTAGAGAAACGCCTATTACGCGGCCTAATGATTTGGCGCTTTTCTCTAACTTGCCAAATGCTTTATCTGCATCGTTAAATCCCTTTTTTTGGAATTGTCCAATGATATTAATTAGAATATCTGAAGAAGCCATTACGCCACCAATTTCTTGCTCTTGTCAATTTCCCGACCTACTTGGACATTTGCAACGTCAATTGCTTTCATAATCGCATCTAGGGCTTTGCCTCGGTTACGCCAATACGCTGCAAACAATAATCGGCCTGTTGTTTTTTGTCCTTGTCCTTTGTAATCTTTTAAGCCACCAATATCATTCATAGCACCAATAAAGGTACGACCAGCATTAGGGTTATTTGATTCGCTGCGCGATGATCCTGATGGGTTTGCTCTGCCAGCAGTTTCAATTATCGCACCTGCTGCTGATCTATTAAACAAAGTAAACATAGACACAAAGCCAGTTTTATCTTGCTTATTTTTTGCTAGTGAATAGGTCAAACCTTTTTTAATTAGGCTGGCATTGTAACTTGGAAACGCTCGCGCTCGGCCTGTTCGGCTTTTACGTTCTTTTCCTGTGTCTGTCCAGTTGTACAGATTGCCAGGTGCTGAGGTAGGCACTTTGCTTCTAGCATCATTGACAATCGGCTTAAGTTCCGCTTTAACTTTAGTATCAAATTCTTTGAGCAGGTTAGTATCGTAATTACGCAAAGCTTTCCTAAGCCCTACGATTCCTTCTACTACGATTGGCATTCTCTCGCTCTTTCGCCTGTTGCTTTAGGACTTCATAGAAAGCCTTTAGCAAGTCTGTGTCCATCTTGATAAACTCGCTAGGCGCAATTCCAGTATGGATGCTCAACTGAGCAACCCTATACGTGAAGGAATCGCGCGTTAGCCATTTGGGGAATCGTCTGCCACCACATCTACCGCAGCTAAAGTATCTAGAAACGCTGCGCCAAAAGGTTTGACATCAGGCGCATCTGCGCGGCGTAGACATTCCCATGCAAGCCAATAGATATGCTCTTGCTTTTCATCCTCACGAAAAGCTTTGTGAAAGCCTTTGCGAAACTGCTGCTCAAATGCATATTCAACAGATGGACTTATTGAGTGTGTGCTCTTAGTTCCATCAGCCCTTGTTACTATTATTCTTGCCATTTTTGCCCCTTTACTTAATTAGAACGTGCCGGTGTCGGCTTTTGTAACTACAGAGTTTAGCGTAAAAGTAATATCCTGTGTTGCCATATCGCCAACCGCGCCGTTAATAGGTGTTAGGTTGTTGACTAGAATATCAAAGGTGTAAAGCGGATTAGTTGCCGATACTGCTGGAACTTTCGCTTGTACCATCTTTACAGCAACAGTTGTGCCGAATGCGGCATTTAGTGTCTGTAGTACGTTTGATGTTGCTGTGTCATTTAGGAATGAAACAGTTAGTGAGCCTGATTCTAGACCCTTGACAAACTTATGTGCGGTATCTCCCATAGCTGTGACTTCAAGTTCATCAGCAGCATAGTTGAGAGTAACCGAAGTTACGTGGTCGCTTAGATCAACAGCGTTAATCTTCAGGCCAACAGTATTATTTAAAAATACAGCCATGTTAGCTTATTCCTCATCTTTCTTAGTTGTTGGTTTTGGTGCTTTTTCGCTTGGCTCAACCTGGCCGATTTTGGCAAGAAAAGCCTCGCGTTCTTTGTCTATATCAGCCATGTTTTAGCTCCAATCGGATAGTACGCTGATTGATACTTCCCCGGATAGCAGATCGCCTGCTGTTCCGGTTAAGACCGCCGGTGCGCTGAAAGTGCCAATGGAATACACAATTGACGATGCTTCCAGCTTGTTTACGATATTTAGATAATAATCTTCAATGTTAATTAGGTTGCCTTGGTTATCAAACATAGGGGTTAGCACTATTAATTTAAAGTTAACCTTAGGCTTAATGGTTTTGTAATGGTCGTTGCTTGGCTCAATGTATGGATCATCAGGCTGTACCACAATGCTATTAGCAAGCGGTGTGGCAGGTGGGAAGGAAAACACCTGCCACGCCGTATTGTCAGTTAGCGCGGCTGCGATTGTTCCTCGTAGGGTAGAGATTGCTGACATTATCCTACTTGACCGCCCGGCGCTAAGTGATCCGCAAGTAAACCGCGAACACGTGCCATTAAAGTGTTGCCCATGCGATACGGCGAAGGTTGAAAGTCTGGTGAAATACCACCAGCGTTTGAAGCTTGGCGAGCCTGCCAAATGTCAACAGCGACCATTAGTGATGCTAAGTTGACTTCAGCTAAAGTTGCGTAGTCTATTGATTGTGTGCCATAAACACGACCCCAAGGTGCAATTGTATGGTATTCGCGTGTCGTAATCTGCGCTTTAACAAACTCTAGCCAAGTTTTACCCACGGCAGTAATTGTGTGTGAGCCATTGAAATGTTGACGTACATTTTCAACAGTTATTGTATCGCCAACTAAAAATTGATCTACGTTTTCATAAATATAAATGCGCCCTGTTGTGCCTGTGGCTTCTAATGCGTAAACAGATTGAGTATTAAACCATAACTTACTTTTTACAATATCTTCAGCAGCTTGGCAGCATTCTTCCACTACTGCTGAGCTGTATAAAGCACCAATGCCAAGGGCAGAACGCAGTTCCGCTTCAGTTACGTATGTTGCAGGCATTGTCTTTCCTTTCTAATGTTAGCCCCGGCGCAAGGGCTGTGCGCCGGGGTAACTCTACGATCTAGTTAGTTAGATCAGGACTTGTTGAACCAGTT